CTTGTCGACCGGCACGCCGGCCGAGGCGGCGACCAGGTCGAGGTCTTGCAGCGTGTCCGTGGTGACGTTGAGCGCATGCGCCGCATGCGTCAGCTCAAGCGCCCATTCCTCGACCTTGAGCGAGTGCTCGATCGCCACGCCGAGCGCGCCGATCCCGGCCGCCGCGCCGAGGCCGATCGGGCCGAGGCTTTCCAGCGCGCCGCCAAAAAGGCCGATCTTGGCCGTGCCTTCGTCGAGTATTTTCAGCCGCGAGGATTGCAGCACCTGGCCGAGCGCGCCCTCAAGGTTCGCGCCCTTGAGGCTGAAGGCTTCCTCTAGGTTTTGCGCCGCTTTCTTGGCGCGCTTCTCCATGTTGGAGAGGCCCTTATCGACGATGCCCTCGGCGCTGTCCGACTGCTTTTTCAGCCGGGCCAGGTCATAGGACATTTGCAGCAGTAGGGCGTGTTCCTCGCTGTCGGCCATGGCCTACACCCCTTCCCACCAGGCGTTGAGCGCCTTGCGCGTGTCAGAAAACAGCTTCGACCGAAACGGCTTTTTCCAAGCCCGATAGGTCGGAAACCACCATGGCTTGGGCGCTGCGTCCCCATGCCCGAACTCGACGTACCGGCCGTAGAGCCGGCCCTTCCTGTCCCGAGCGAAACTCATGATCCGGTATGAGAGACCCCGCTCGGGGTTCTTGAACTTGGCGATCTCTTGCTTGAGCTGGCCCGGATGCGTGTCGTAATCGCTCTCGGGCGCGGCGGCGGCCAGATGGTCGATCAGGTCATCGGTCCCGGCGTCGAGATTGGTCTCGGCGACCTGAAGCGCGACGTCGGGAATGCCCCGGATGCGGGCGAGCCATTTCTCTTTGTTGGCGATCTTGGCGTCGGCCATCTAGTCGCTGTCCCGATAGATCACCTTGCCGCGCAGCTTTTCATTCCAGGCTTGCGCGATGGCCCATAGTTCGTCGCCCGACTTTTTGCGCGGCGGCTCGGGCTCGGCGTCTTCGGCCGGTCCCATGAAGTCTTCTAGCGTGGGGGGCTTGGTCGATTGCGAGAGTATGCCGGAATTCCAGGCGTGCCAGGCGACCAGGCGACGCTGCTCTCTCGCCGCCCGCGCCTTGCCCTCGAAAAACATCGAGAGCAGACGGGGCGTCTGCCGCCAGTAGGCGGCCGGGTCTCCGCCGGCGGAAACCCAATCGACGTAAAGCCGTGACCAATCCCAGCCTACGCCGTCGCTGTCGCCTTCGCCCGAGGGCGCGAGCCGCCTTCGGACGCCCCCGCCTTGCTGGCGGCCTTGGCGACCGGGAACGCCCGCGCCATGCCGAGCACCAGGTGATTGCTCGCCTTGCTCGGCGTCAGCTCGAACACGATGACGCCGGCCTGGTGAAGGTCGACGTCGGAATGATGCTCGCGCAGCGCCGCCCACATGACCGCGCGCAGCGTGCGCATGTCGCCGCCGCCGATCTTCGGAGCGAAGTCGCCGGCGCTCTCGCCGAGCAGTTCCTCGGCTTCGCAGAGGGCGTTGACGTCGAGGTGGCATTTATAGGTCTTGTCGCCGACCGGAACGTCGAATTCGCCCTTGATCTCATTGGCCATCGGAGCGGCCCTTTCGCAGCTAGAGGTTCCGCCGGCGGGATAGTCGCCGGCGTCTATGGGAGATTCCAGCATAGTTCTGGGCGACTATGCCGGATCTGATCTGGTGGCCCGCGTTTCAGCGCCGGCGGGCCTCCGGCGTGCCTCGCGCCTAGCTCCGGAGGGAGCATTGCGCGCTGATCCGGGTTACGAGCGGGCGATCGAGCCCGAGACCTTGCCCGAGACGGTGCAGGTCATTTTCTTGTCGGCCGGGGCCGCCGGCGCGTATTCGAGCACCAGCAGTTGGAAAATCCAGGTCTGGCCGGCCGGGAAAACGATCTTGGCCGCGTAGGAAACGCGGCTGGCGCGGGCCGCCAGGATCAGCGTCTCGGACGCCGAGCCGGGCAGGAAATTCATCGCCGCCTTGAGGTCGCCGGGGTCGACCATGCCGGCGATGAATTCCTTATAGCCGTCAGGGCTGTCGAAATTCGTCGCGTCGAGCACGTCGGCCTTTTCGTTCGGCGGCGTCAGATCGTCGATCTCGGCGATCCGCACAAAGCTTCCCGAACCCGGCGCGCTCTCAAGCGAGAATACCGTGCCGTAACCAATAGATGCTTGCGTCGTCATCGCGGGGCGCTCCTAGCTGACAAGATGGGGAATTCGCAGCGACAGCCGCGTGCGAAAGATGCGATCGGGCTTTTCGCCCTCGAATTCGTCGGCCTCATGCATGACGAAGACGCCTTGGATCACGCCGCCCGTCGCGGCGAGGATCACCGGCGACGTCACGCGCGTAATCGCCTTGATCTGGCCGGCGACCTGGTCGGCCATGAGCTGCGTCGAGCCCCAACAATCGGCCTGAACGTAGCCATCGACAAAGCCGGTGAAGCCGTCCAGCGCCATATCCTCGCGGCCGTCCGTGCGGATCAGGGTGACGGCCGGCAACGGCGCGCCCTGCAACCGCCACGACCAGGCGATGTTTTGGCCGACCAGGGCGACCAGGCCGGGGCCGGTCAGCAGGTAGGCGAGAAATGTCGCCTTCATTGCTGGTCGCCCCTGGTCGCCGCATCGATGATATGGCCGACATAGCGCCCCATCATCCGCACGCGGGTGATGTTGTAGGCGTAGCCCTCGGCCGCCGGCGCGAGCGGGTTCGAGTTGTAGAGGATGCGGTCGCGCGGGTTCAGCGACGGGGTAAAGTAGGTGAACCGGATCGTGAAGGTGGCGCGCAGCACGGCGGCCTCTTCGTCGGCGCGCACATTCTCCGATCCGCCGGTCTCGACGACTTGCGCCCACACCGTGCCGAGGTCGACCCAAGTCTCGATCGGCTCGCCCAGCTCATTGCGCTCCGGCGGATTGACCCGGCGTTGCAGGATAACGACCCGGTCAAGCCAGCCGGAGCTAAGCAGCGGCGCGTCGGCCATGACCGGGTCTTTCGCCTTAGGCCGAACGGCCGATGATGATCAGCGAGCCCGTCACCGCCGAGCCGGCGCCCGAGTTGGCCAGCTTGAGCTGGTCGGCCGTCGTCAGCGTCACCGGCCAGCCGGACGGGTCGCCCCACGCCAGGATGCCTCCGGGCTTGACCGCGAAGACGCCGCTCGCGCCCATCGGGCCGACGAAGCCATCCGAGGCGGCGTCGCCGATCACGATATTGTTCGTGTTCGTCGCGTCGGCCGTCAGCACAAGGGCTTGAATGTCGGCCGGGGCGAAAGCCGCGCCGAAGGCGTCGAGCACGGTCGAGAGGTCGATCGTGTCGGTTCCCGAGGCGGCGATATCGATCGCGACCGTGAGCATCCGGTCGGAAAGGTTCGCCGCGCCGTTGCCGGGCGTGAACGACAGCGAGGCGTTTTGGTTCACCTGCTGCGTCATTCCGCCGATCGGCGGCGTGGCGGCGAGCTGGGCGCTGACGCGCAGCGCCAGGGTTGCGGTGACGGCTTCAGTCATGGACGGGGTCTTTCCAGCGAGAGGGGAGGGAAGCCGGCGGTTAGCCGGCGCTGATCGTCAGCACGCCCGCGTTGTTCCAGAGCGCGCCGACCACGTGCGGATCAGCGGTCGGAACGCCGGTCAGGATCGGGACGCCATTGGTCACGGTCATGACGATGGCGTCGCCCAGTTCGAGCACGCCTCCGATGTGCCAGAGCTTGCCGCCAACCTCGCGGTAGTTCGGCGTCGAATAGGTCGGGTCGGGCGCGGCCATGGTTAGGCTTCCTTCTGCTGTGTCACACCGCTGACTTGCGGGGACGGATGGCGGGAATGGTCATATTCCGCCTCGATCTCATCGGCGGTCGGCAGCGAGGCGCGCTCATCGAAGCGCACGGCCAGCTTGCCGTCTTCGCCTGGCGTGATCTCGACGTCGAGCGAGCCGAACTCGCCGTAGCCGTAAAGCCGCTTATGGCTGCTGATCCGGTCGAGCAGCGACGACGTGTTCGGCACATGCACGCGGACGCCGAGCGCGAAGGCCCGGCCGAGCCAGAATTCGATGCACGCCCGGCCTTTCTCGGCGTCGTGGGCGTTGGCGTAGGTGTAATCGAGCCCGAACAGGCTGATCGTCTCGAACCCTTCGGCCAGGGCGAGCGCGACCGCATAGGCGGGCGTCGAGTTGAAATAGGGCATGCCGCCGGTCTTGTTCAGCACGTCGGCGAGCGGGAAGTCGACCAGGCCGGGATAATCCGGGTGCGCCCGGCTGGTATAGATCGGGCCAGGCGCGCGCTTCAGCCAGGCCAGCATGTGGGCGATGTTGCTGTCGGGCCGGGCGGCGGCGCGGATTTCCTGAATGCGCACGTCGTCCATGTGAAAGGCGCGGTCGCAATGGATCACGCCGGCAACCGAATTGATCGCCCAAACTTCATCGCAGTAGGCAGTCCGCGACCCGATCGCCTTGGCGACGTCGACATAGGTATGCATCGACGGGCCATAGGCGACGATCGAGACGTGTCGGGGCATGGGCTTGCCTACTGCTAGAAAGCGGTTCGGGTCTTAGCCGACCGGCGTCGCCGGACCCTGGCGCAGCGGCGCGAGCAGGGCGGTCACGCTGGCGATGATCCCGCCGCTGATCTTCGGCGCGAGCACCAGCTCGACGTACTCATGCGGGCCGACGTACTGAACCGTCTTGCTGACGGACTTGGTCGAGTGCGCGACCCGCGCGCCCTGGCCGATGCCGGCCGCCGTCAGCGCCGCCGCGCCGCCGATGACGCTCGACGTCGCCACGGCGTTCAGGGCGCCCGTCGCGTCGCCTTCCAGCATCGTGACGACGACCGACGCATTGGTCGCGGTGACGGAGCCGTAATTGATATCGAACAGGCAGCCGAACGAGCCGTCGAGCTTGATCGGGCCGGTCGACTTGCCGCCCGAGCCGGTCGCGCCGAGCGACTGGGCGAAAATGCCATTGAAGGGTTGCAGTTCGTGAACGGTATCGCGGCCGGCCATGGGGCGGGTCTCCTTTGGGTTAGGGGTCTTCAGGCGATCCGGCCGACGCGATAGCGATCGAGGATGCTATCGACGCCTTGCGGGAGCAGGGTCGAGCTGTCGCGGCCTTCCACGCCGACGACCGCGTCGCGGTGATTGTAGTTGTGCGAGACGATCAGCTTGATCGCCTGTTTCAGGTCGCGGTTGCGATCGGGCCAGTCGGCCGGCGTATCGGCGAAACCGCAAGTGAACGTCACCTTGACCGCGCCGGGGATGATCCCGAGCAGCGGCCAGACGACGCCGAAGGCGCGGCGGATATGCACCGGGTCGGCGTCGAGGTCATAGACGTATTGGCCGCCGCTGTTCGCGCCGTTCGGCGGCGGCCCGGCGGGAAGCGTGTTCTCGTTATAGCCGAGGTCCAGATAGGTGATGCTGTCGATCGACTGCACCGGCCCCATGGGGATGATGATGTAATCGGACGGCCAGCGGTCGAGCGACAGCCGCCATTGCTGCGTCAGCAGCGGCACGCCCGCGCCGCGCGGGCCGTCGATCAGGGATTGCGCGTTATAGAGCGCGTCGAGAAACCAATCGGTCTCATCGAGCCCGGTGTTCGGAAACACCCGGCAATGAAGCATGGCCTCCGCCACGCTGACGATAAGGCCATCCGGCCCCGAAGGGGGCGGCGTGACCAGCGCCAGGTGATCCCAAACCGACGACGTGCGCATGTCGCTTAGCGGCGAGCCGGACGCGGCGGGGTCTTGACCGTGGTCTCGATCGGCGGCGTCGCCGGCCGCTGCTCGATCGGTTCGTCGCGCGGCGTGGTGCGCTTGATCGCGACGCCGTCGTCGCCGACCTCATGGGCCATCCCGCGCGAGACCAGGCGCTCGCCCTCGGCGAGGCTGACGATCTCCTGGCTGCCGGGGCGGCGGCTGACGCCCTTGGGGGCGGCGGCGGTGCGCGGGCCTTCCATCGGGATCGTGAATTCGACGCGCATGGTCGTCGGCGCGGCCTCCGGCGCTTCGGCCTCGGCGGTTTCGGGATCGGGCATGGGCTTGCCTTTCGGGGTTGGCCGGCCGTGTGACACGGCGAGCTAGGGATTGGGGTGAGAGCGGGTTGCGCATGACAAGACGTCAGGGGCCGCGCCATGCGCAACGCGGCCCCTGACGAAAGGGAGGAAGCCGGCTAGGGAATACCCGCCGTCGTCTGCCCCCTTGAGCGCCCGAGATATCAGGCGATGGCTACAGCCCCGACCTATTCGGGGTTTTCCATGGCGACGACGCCGACGTGATCGACAAGCGCGCCGTCGTAACGGGCGAAGCCGATAAAGCCGACCTGGTCGTAATCGGCGTAGCGCTCGACCAGGCGTCGGATCATGAACTCTTTCACCCGGCGCACCACGTACCGCTGGTGATCGCCGAACAGCACCGGAATGTTGCCGGCTCCGATCTGCTGCATGGCCTGATTGATCAGGTAGTCATAGCCGAGGATCGTCGCCGGGGCCTTGGCGATCACCGAAGCCGGCTGCCAGATATATTGGCCGTCGCCATCCTTCAGCTTGCGCAGCGCCTTCAGCGTCGTGTCATGCATCTGCCAGCGGACGCCCGGCAGCTTGCGATAGTCGGGGTCGAGCGAATGTTCGGTCTCAATCATGTCGTCGAAGGCGATGGCCGTTCCCGAGGCCGAGGAATAGTTGTTCGGGTTCAGCGCGGCGGCGTAGGCGATCCCGGTCGGCATGCTGGCGCCGGTCCCGACCGTCAGATCGTTGTTCACGACGCGGCCCATCCGGATCGCCATGGCGTCGCGGATGATCTGTTCGGGATCAACGCCGGCGTCCTGCAACAGCTCATTGCCGACCAGCACGACGTCCGTCGTGTACTTGAAGGCGAAAAGCTGATGAACGCCGAACGCCAGCGTGGCGGTGTTCACTTGCGTGTTTTCCGTCAGTCGCCGGCCCTGGTTGGCGGTGTCGTCCATGGACGGCCAGGGGATCAGGTTTCCCGAGGTCGTGGCGATCTCGCGGGTGACGCCGGGATCGAGCATCGGGCCATAGGCCTTCATGCTGACGACCAGCTCGTTTTGGAAGCCCTCGGGGACCAGGTAGCCGCCGGCGGTGCTGTCGGTGATCCCCTGCGCGCGGGCCTCGATGACCTCGCCATCGGCGCGGAAGATGCGCGGCTTGCCGAGCAGGTCCCGTTCCTCGGGGCGCAGACCTTCGCCGCCGTAACGCAGGTAGTTCTTGAACGCCGCCTTGCGCTTTTCGGCCGGGGTCTGATCGCCAGGCTGAACCTCGCGATCCTCATAGGTCGGCCGGTTGCCGTCGCGCTCGGCGAGCTTGGCCTCGCGTTCCATGAGCTTTTCCTCACGGTCGATGCGGCCTTGCAGCACGTCGAAATCGCCCATATGCCGATCGTGCTCGGCCTCGGCCGCGACGCGGTCGGCCTCCGGCGTGGCGTCCGTGATCTTGGCCAGCGCTTCGCGGGCTTGCTTCACGTGGTTTTGTTGCTTCTCGCGCATGGCGCGAAGCTCGGCGATGGCAGCAGCCATGTCGTTCGTCTCCTATGTTGACGGCAGAAAAGACAGCCGCCAGGCGGCCGGGGTTAGCGCCGTGATCAGGCGCGGTTCAGTCGATCGATCAGCTTGATCTTGCGATCGATCCGAGAGCGGTCGGCCGGCGAGACACCGCGCGGCGCGGGGCGATGGGCGTCGAGCGTGCGCAGCGCGACGGACGTGTCGTCATAGGCCGGATAGGTCACGGCCGAGACGTCATAGAGATCGCACTGAATGATCGTGCGCAGCGGCATGTCCTGGCTGTAGTCCCATTCCTCGACGGTCGGGACGAAGCTGAACGAACAGCCGGAAATGTCGCCGCGCTTGATCGATACGGCCAGGTCGGCCGCCCACGTGGTCTTGGGCGGCGTGGCGCGCCAGAGCAGTCCGCGGTCATCCTCGGACAGCGTCAGCGTCCGCGAGACGTTGCGGCCGATGACGAAATTTGCGTCGTGGTTGAACAGGGCGCGCACGTCGCACGTCTTGATCGCGTTCGCGAACGCGCCCGGCGCGATCCGCTCTTGGAAGTAGCCGCCGATCGTCGCCGGCGAATTGAACACCGCCGCATAGCCGCCCATGTCGCGCTGGGCGTCGTCGCCGGTCTCGCCATCGGTCGGATCGAACTCGCGCAGCTCGCACGCCTCGGCGGCGACGTAGCGCAGCTCGCGGCCCGAGGTCCGCGCGTCGCGCTGCTCAAGGCTGGCCAGGTGAAGATTGATCATGGTCAGGTGCTCACGTCGCTGTCGTCTTCGTCGACGGGGTTTGCGCCAGCCGGACCTGGCGGCGGGTCCGGCAGGTTCGGGTCGATTTCCGGGTCGCCCGGATTGTCTTGCTCGCCGCCCTCCGCGCCGGTCGAGGTGGGATCGTCGGGGTCGATCGGCACGATCGCGCCGTTCATGTAGAGCGCATCGCCGCCCTTGCCCGGCGGCAGGTTTTCGCGGGCGCGGACTTCGTTCGGCTTGTAGACCGCGCTTTGGATCGCTTGCGCATAGGCGGCCATGCGGCTGACCAGGTCGCCGCGCAGCAAGGCGTCGAGATCGAATTCGACGTAGCGACCGCGCGCCGAGCCGAACAGCTTGATATTCAGCTCGCTTTCGATCTGCTCGCACCAGTGCGCGATGTTGTGCTTGACCAGGTTCAGGTCTTGCTGCTCGACCGTCGCGAACGGCATGTTGAGCAGCGAATGCAGGAAGCTCGGCGGAAGGTTATAAATCCGCGATACTTCCTCGACCACGAAACGCTGGCTATCCAGCATTTGCGCTTTCTCGGGATTGAACCCGATCGGCGTCAGCTTATGGCCGGTCGGCAGGTAGAGGATATTATCCTCGCTGCGCGACGATTGCTTGACCGCCTCGCCGGTGTCCGTCTTGGCCCGCGCCACGGCTTGGGGAGACGCCGCCGGGCCTTCCATCGCCAGCGGCGGCACGCCGCCATTCTGAAAGAACCGCGAGGCGTAGCGGCGCAGAGCGATGGCCAGGCCGATCGTGTCGCGCAGCGTCTCGACCGGGTTGAACGTCCCGACGCCGTCCAGATCGTCGAGCATCGAAATGTCGATGACGTCGCCGGCGCTGTAGTGCTGCGTCTTCGTCGCCGCGCCGTCCCGGTAGTTGAACGACAGCTTGCCTTGCTGGCGCTTCACCGTGGTTTTCTGGAACGGCAGCGGCCAGAGGAAACGGCCATCGCCGGCCTTGTAACGCTCGATATAGGTCATCCCCCGGCCGTTCAGCAGCGCCGAGGTCATGAATTGCCGACGCCACTTGAAGCTGGAAAGGTGCTCATCGTTCACCGCGCCGGCAAGCATCTTGGCCATGTTGGACGTGTCCAGCGTCTCGCGACCGTTCGTGCTCTTGCGATGCAGCTTCAGCGGCAGGTGCGCGATGCACCCCGAGATGAAGGTCACGGCGCACCACACGGCCGGGACGCTCATGGCCGCGCGGTTGTCGACGCTGATCCCGGCGGCCGAGCGGAACTCGCCGAAGATCGCCGCCCACGCGACGGGGTCGACCAGGCTGACGCTCGGGTTTTCCAGGCTGGTCGAGCGCTGCGCCCGCTCGGCCATGATCAGGTCGTTCGAGCGGCCGTCCATGCCATGGCTGAAGTCGAGCGGCATGCGTCCCATCCTCTTAAGCCGCCCTTGTCAGTTTGAAATCCGGGTCTTCCCACGGCGAGGTTTCCGGAGCCCCCTCGCCGTCCAGCGCCAGGCCGACCGCCATGACGCAGGCGACGATCCCGTCGATCTTGTCCGCCGACCGATCCTTGGCCGGCATGAAGTTGAGGTTGCGATCGAAGTGAACGACCACGTTCCCCGCCATCCAGCGCAGCACCGGGTGGCCGCCATGGTCAAAGCGTTCCTCGAACACCAGGCGCTCGAAGTGCTTCGACGGCTCGCCCAGCGTCAGAATGCCCTGGCGCATTTCCTTGAACGTCGTCAGCTCGATCGCCGGCGAGCCCTCGAACATGCCCGAGGGCGTCGTGAGGTCCGCGAACAGCTTGCGGGCGTTCCACGGGTCGTAACCGATCAGCGCGACGTCATAGTCGCGAACCGCCTCAAGCACCGCCATCCCGACGACATTCTGATCGACGAAGTCGCCCTCCGTCGTTTCCATCGCCTCCGAGGCGATGAACTGGTCGACCGGCGATCCCTCGGCGACCCGCTCGGCGACCCGATCCTCGGGTATCCAGAACCGGCAGATGATCCGCCAACGCGGGTCTTCATCGGTCGGCGGGAAGACTAGCACCAGGGCCGTGACGTCGCGCGTCGAGCTGACGTCGAAGGCCATGTAACACAGCCGGCTCTTGAACAGCTCCGGATAGTCGCGCCACGCCGCCGCATCCTCGGCGCACGCGTCCCATTTCTTCAGCGGCAGCCACTTCGACGTTTCGTCCGCCCAGATGCCCAAGTGATAGCACTTGAATTCGGCCAGCCTTCGCGGGTTGCCCTTGGCCTTGGCGTACTCTTGCCGAAGGAAATGCTCTGTCGGCGACAGCCCGAGGTTCGGGTTTGCCTTGCGCCAGGTGGCGACGTCGCCGGGATCGTCATTGTCGTTCGCGGCGAAGACCACGGCCAACGTCGTCGGGTCGCGCGAGCGGCCGTCGATGATCGCCAACGTCTCGCCGTAAAGCTGCTCGCCGGCCGAGAGCCCGGCGGCCGACTTGCGCCCCGACGTCGAGGCGTAAAGCTCGATCGGCTGCAAGCGCCCGCCCGTCCCCTGGCGCAGCGTGTCGGCGATGACCAGGCTGCGCCATTCGTGCATTTCGTCGCCGACGATGACCGTGGGCGACTTGCCGTGCAGACCTTCCGGCGACCCCGACAGCAGCTCGAACTTGGCGGCGTGCTGTTTGACGTAAAACGCCTTCGTGTAGGTGATGATCTCCGCCTTGAACTCGACGTTGTTCATGATCATCGAGCGCATGCGATCGAAGACGATCCGCGCTTGATCTTCCTTGCGGGCGAAGATGTAGCCTTCGCCTTGCGGCACGCCGTCGAGCACAAAGAACAGCAGCGCCAGCGCCGCCAGGAACTCGCTCTTGCCGTTCTTGCGCGGAACCCAAAGCATGAGCCGGCGAAACAGCCGGATATGCACTTGGGTCGCCGCGTGCGTGACCGGGTCGAGAATGTCGATCGGCAACTGCCAGCCGACCAGCAAGCGGACCACCATGGCCTGCCAGTCGCCCAGGACGAACTTGACGCCGGCGAAGCGGTCGAGCGTCAGCGACGCCCAGTTCGGCCAGTCCGCGACCACGTGCTCGGCGAGCTGGTGATCGAACCACGCGCCGGGCTCCGAGGCCGCCACGTCCCACGCGACCCGCGCCCACTCGAACCGCGCGTCGCCGTCGTATTTCGACAGCCAGTCGGGCCGCGCCGGAGCCCCTAGGACCCCGGCGGCCCCAAGCGCCAGGGCCGAGACCATGTCAGTTCGGCCGCTCGCCCGGTGGCGTCGAGCGCATCCCCGCGAGCGCCCCGACGCGGCCCGGCGTCGCCGGCGGCGGCGCGGCGTCTTCGTCCGTCTCGGCGTCGGCCGCCTGGCCGGCCGGCGGCAGCACCGGCGCGCGCCGCGTCTCATCGAACAGGCCGGGGTTGCTCATGGCCACGGCGGCCTGGCCCTTGAACAGCGAATACATGTCGTTCGGCGTGAGGCCGAACTTGACCGACAGTTCCATGAGGTTCGAGTACGCCTGTTGCCGGTCGAATTGCTTCGGCCGCCGGCGTTCCATCGTGCCGCCGGCGACCGTCTGAACGTCTTGCGTGAAGCCGTTCGCGTGAAGGTCTTCGGTGCTGCTCACCCACTCTTGGGTGTAGATGCAGACTTGCACGAAATAGAATTCGCTCTCGGGCGGCAGCCGGTGCGTGCGGCGCAGCTCCGGCGCGACGCGCCGCCACACCGCCGCCGCCGGCGCATACTTCGGGTCCTGCAACAGCGGCGGCAGCTCGGCGTCAGCCGCGCGCGGTTGCAACAGGCGCGTCAGCTTCGCGGCCGTGATCGCGACCTTTTTCGCCTTAGCCTTACGCCGGCCAGGGAAGCCCTTCGCGGCTTGGTTCGGGTCGGCCTTTGGTCCGCGAGCGCCCATGGCGAAGGTCTCCCAAAAAAAACATTCGGCCGAAAAACTTGCGCCCAAAAATCTCTTGT